GTTCTCCTAATTCTAACATGTAGGAAACATTATGATTGAAGAAACAGAAGTTAAAGTAGGTGGATTCACATTTAAAGGGTGGTACATTGCTGCCGCCCTGCCAATACTAGGGTCTCTTAGTGGGGGTATATATTATGGATATGATACACTTCAAAGGTTCTATGCTGTAGAATCAGGTATTGAAACAGTTGTAAGCAAGTCAAACTCATTTGATAGTAAAGCAGGTGAGTTGAGCTCTAGAATACAAACAATAGAACAGGCGGTGGCAGACAATGATGTACGTGGACTTAATACGAGGTTGTCAACGATTAGCACGCAAATGCAAACAATCTTGGAGCAACAGAAAGAGTTGCTTGACTTACGTAGTCAGGTTGAGAGATCGACTGGGATCACTGATAGTCTGGGCGATAAGCTTGACAAATACCAAACTGAAATAGATGACATATGGAACGCATATGACTCACTAGTAGAGAACCCATTACAGTAAAGGAGATATATTATGGCAGCAACCCCGAATAAAGGTAAAGCTAAAGTAAAAGTTACTGCAAAAGGTAAACGAGTTAGCTATGGTCAGGCAGGTAAAGCTAAAGATGGTAGCAGAAGAGTACAACCTAGTAGTAAAAAAGGTGATGCTTACTGTGCGAGGTCCCTTGGACAAAAGAAACGTTCACCGGCAGCAGCTAAGAATCCTAACAGCCCATTAAACTTAAGTAGAAAGAGATGGAAATGTTCAGGAGCTAAATCAAAGAGGTAATCATGGCAGTTAAGAAAACCAAGAAAGATGCTTGCTACAAAAAGGTAGCCAGAGCTATGCCTAAGAATTCTGCATACAGATCAGGACACATGGCTAAGTGCCGCAAGGTTGGTGCTAAGAGTTACGGTAAAAGTAAGAGGAAGTGATATGGCAGTAAGAAAGACAGCTAAAGGCGCTTCTCTTAAGAAATGGTTTAAAGAAGATTGGCGTGATGTTAAGACAGGTAAACCTTGTGGTCGATCAGGTAAAAATGATAAGCGTAAAAGTTATCCTGCCTGCAGACCCAAGGCTGTAGCCTCTAAAGTAAAGAAGTCTGAAACTAGAAAGAAAACAGGACCTAAAGCAATAAAGTGGTCTGTTACTCCCTCTGGGAAGAAAAGGAAGAAATAATGTTAAACAACAAAAAGAATCCTATGATTAAAAAGAAGAAAGCTTTTAAACATTGTGCTGGTTGTAAAACAAAAGCAGCTTGTAAGAAAGCAGGTAAATGTGTAGGTAAGAAGAAATAGTTTATTACCATTAGGAAAAATTATGGACAGCAAAATGAAAGAAGAAAGAGCTCAGTTGGAAGCTCTTAGAGAGTTAAAGAGAAGAAAAAATCTAAAAGATTACTCTGAAGACTTTGAAAAATTTTCTGAGGAACAAATAAGAATTATTACTAAAGACGCTACTAAAGGTTTTGTGCCATTTAAATTTAATGAAGCTCAATCTATTATTAACGAAGCTTTAGAGAAACAAAGAAAAGAAACAGGTAAAGTTAGAGCTATAATACTTAAAGCTAGACAACAAGGTATCTCTACCTTTTGTGCTGGAAGAGTATTCTGGAAGACTTACTTTCAGCAACACACTAGATCTGTTGTGATGGCACATGATAGTGCTACATCAGATTCTTTGTTTAGTATGAGTAAAAACCTGATTAAGAATATGGAAAAAGGGTTACAACCTAAGTTAGAAAAAACGAACGCAAAAGAAATTTCAATTCAAACGCCGGCATACCCTGATTCGGATGCAGTTGGATCATACCGTCTTTACACTGCTGGTTCACCAGAGGCTGGAAGAGGTACTACACCTACTATATTACATGGATCAGAAGTTGCATTCTGGCAACATGATGCTAAGATACTTGCTGGGCTATTCCAAGGTATATCACAATCAGATGGTACTGAAGTTATTATTGAGTCAACAGCTAACGGTGCATCAGGTGAATTTTATAGGTTGTATCAAGCGGCAGCTGCAGGTGAGTCTGATTATATAGCTATCTTTATTCCTTGGTTTAAAACTATAGAATATAAAAGAGAAGTACCTGAAGGGTTTGAATTAACATTTGAAGAAAAAGATTATAAAGAAAAGTATGACTTAACAGATGAACAACTATACTGGAGACGATTAAAGATCGTAGAAGGTGGAGTAGATAAGTTTAGACAAGAGTATCCTGCTAATTCAGAAGAAGCCTTCTTGGTTTCTGGTGCATCAGTATTTGACTCAGAGAAAATAAACTCATTTAAACCTACACCACCAATTGCATTGAGAGGCTATAATGATGATCTCGGTTCTTT